CTAAAACGGATACGGCATAACGCCGTTATTAGAGTACTTAAATTCCAATTCTCTAATATCATCGAGGGCATGTTCCGTAAAATATCTGATATGATTTTTATAGCGTTGTAGAAATCCACGCTCAATCATCTCATTCTCAAGCATAGCGTAATCTTGAACACTTAGAATATCATCGGTCATTTCTTTGCAGTTATCGCGCCAGTATAATTTTAGGCGCTCGTCGCTCATGTCTTTCCAAGCGGCGCGGAATATCTTGTATGGATTGTAATAAACTGGCTTAATACCGCTATTATAGAAAGATTGAACCGATTTAAGCTCGTGAGATTGGATTTTACCGATGCTTTGAACCGGGTTGATATTTTTAACGTATTCGTGCATGAGCCTACCACAGACATAGTAAAGCAGGTGTCCGTCCTCATAAATTAGCTCCTCGGAAGTATAAGGAATACTCATAAAAATACTTTGGCTCTTATAATCCCACTCTATAAGCGTATTATCGAAGTCTTTTAAGATATTGAGGTTACCGAGATCACGCAAGCCTTTAATGAAATTTATCTTGCGATATACCCAAAGCGGAATTGGATTTTGCGAGGATAGGAACCTGCGAATTTTGTGCTTTATAAACCACGCCTGAACCTCGTTAATATCGTCAGTTTCGTTGAAATTTATAAAGGTCTTAGTGATATATTTCATCACGTAGCCCGTGGCATTGTTTATAGAGGTCTGAAACCCGTTTATCTCGCCGTTTGCTATTTGAGCCGCAGTTAAACGCTCGTTGCGCAAATTCTGAGGAGCATAAAAGACGTCTCTGTAAATTTTCAATAGATAAGGGATAGTATGCCTCGGGGCATATATCAAAGCGTGGATATGAGGCACGCCGTCCTTCTTATGCGGCTCAAAGGTGCGTATATACTGAAATACTTCACCCTCATAAACGCGCCTGAAGCGCTTCGTAAATTTATGAAAATTATAGTTTAAAACGTTAGCCAAATCCTTTATACTAAAAGGAATGCCCTCATTTAACTTTTGCTTCTGCTCTATCGGAAGCGATCTAATATCCTTGGTAGTAAATGTGGCAAAATTTCCCACTAGCGCCTTACGAAAGCAGCCATTTAAGGTAATAGTAAGAAACACGGGCACCAATTCGTGCTTTACAGAAAGCATATGTATGGTATTTGTCCGATTAGCTACCTCGGCGTAATAGGTGCTTGAAAAGTTTGCAGACTTTGAGACCGAAAGCAGGCTTTTTTCTTCGCCGAAAGAATTTACGAATTTATAATCCTGCAAAAACTTTCGCTGTCTATCAATTTTGAGTTTTACAGCTGAAAAATCAGCCTCATTCAAACCGAACATCTTTAAGCTTTATTTAAGAGTGACAGTTTTTTATTAAATTGACAAGGGAGCAGAGAAAAGCGCGCTCCTCGTGCCTCGTCGCTTGCTTTTCTCTGCGGCCGTCGCCCGAATAATATGCCGTATGCTCTCATACTCATCTTAATTTACCTCTATCGTAAGGGTTATAACGCTAGTGCTTTTATAATTCTGCTCGATAGAGAAAAGATACTTTAAAATAGGTATATCTTTAAGCAAAGGAATGCCGTTACGTTTTGAATAGGCAACGTCTTTATTTATACCACTTAAAACGAGAAGCTCGCCACGTTTTAAACTATAATTTGATTTAAGCTCCTTTTTGCTCGTGCGCGGCGTAAGGGTGTTTTGAGTGTCTAATAAGTCCTCAACTACCAAATCAAGGCTGAAATCGACGTTTGAGTTTTGAAGCACAACCGGGCGAATTTTGATTTTTAAGCCTACATCTTTATATTCGTAGCTGTTTTGCGTCGAAGTGCCGTTTTGAGTATAGGTACTGGTGTTCGTTAGATACGGCACGTTTTCGACAGAGGAGAAATATACCTCGGCGCCGCTTTTGGCAACCAGAAACGGGCTTTGCTTGATAGTCGTTACGCCGTTTTGCTGCAAAAGGCTAAGAACGCCGTAAAAGCCCCGCTTCTTTGTAGTTACTACGTTTGTTTCGGCGCTATAAGGCATAGTAATAAGATTTATGAAATAATTTAGATCGGAACGGGTAACGACGTCGCCTAAAGAATTGAGATGCGAGCCTATATCTTTGTAATCGTTGGTATTGGTTTCAAGTATAGTAAGCTTGAAATTTACCTGTTCAAGCTTCTTATCGCTTCTTTGAACGAAATCGATAATATCGCTGTATTCGTCATCGTTTGCTTTAAAGACTACGGAGTTTGTAGAGCGGATATAGCTTGAGTTTTGATCGGTCATCTTGCTTACTATCTTATCCGCGTCGTCGTAAGAGTTATTTGCAAGAGTAAGATACCTTAGCCTGCGTTCAGCGCTAATGCTGCCATTAGCATCGCCATAGTCCTTATTCTTCTTAAAGACGTAATAAAAGCCGTCAGTAAGTATAAGCTTTAAGCCTTTACTCTCTATAGCTTTGCGGAAATGCTTTATCGTTACATCAGAATTCTTAGCGGTATAGAAATAAAAGCTATTCGGATCAATCTCATCGCTGATTAGAATATCGATTTTTGAATTATGACTAGCAACATTGGCGAAATCAAGCAGATTAAGCTTGATCTCTTCAGACAAGGCGCTACTTAGAATAAATAGCGCTAGAAAAAGAACTTTTTTCATCTAACTCTTCCTTCTTTAGGTTATCGAAAACGGGCTTATCAAAGCCAACAAAAAAATACGTAATACCTTTACCTTTAAACGATCTCACGTTAAATTTAGGCGGGGAACGCAGAAAGATAAAATTTAAATATCTCTGATCGAAGTGATCGTAACTGCCGTTTTGAATGGAGCAGCGATCATAGAAGCAGTAGATTTGGTATATGTAGCCGATAGGAGGCTCATTAGGATTTGGATTAGAGGCGGTAAATTTAGATTTAGTGCTGTTACCGCTTGCGGTTTCGATAGGTTGATTGGATTGAGTATCGGGGGTGGGAGCAGGAGTATCGGCAGCCTCATCGGAATTAAAGCTTTTAACGAAAAAATAAAAGTATATAGATAGCGTGATAAACAAAAATAATGATACATAAAGAAATTTACGGACAAAAGATTTTTGAGAGGCGTTTTGCCCCGAATGATAGAGATTAAAAACCTCTTTCAAATACGGAACGTGAAATTTCTGCATAACGTCCTTTTGATACATCTTGTAAGAGCCGTAAAGCATATATCTAAATTTATTCTTGAATAAGCGCTTGGAGCTATCTACAGCTTTTACAAAATGCTCGGCTATACGCTTATACTCGTTACTTATAAGCGATAAATCCTGCGTAATAAGCATAATATCTTGGTATAAATGGCGATGATAGGTAAGCCACCAAACTAAAATATTATCCTCTTTGGCTTTTAAGAAATTATGAGCCTCATCGAGGATTATTAAGACATTATGTAAATTTAACTCTTTGGCTTTTTCGTTTAGGACATCATCGCCTACTTTATCCATATAGAGCAAATATAAAACTTCGAGATCGGAGTAAAACTTTTCATAGTCGAATTTTATAAATTTATCGTCTAGCTCAAATTTAAAGCCGTTGATATTGGTATAGCAATATGAATATTCTTTCTGTTTCTCAGGCTTAATAACCTTTGATAGAAAAGTATCCTTTGGTTTAAAAATAAAAAGCTGATAAATTTTAAAAACTGCGTAATATGTTTTACCGCTACCAGGATTACCGACGATGTAAGTTATCATTTAGAAGCCTCAAGTAATGTAATAAGTAAGCTCGTTTATCGTTTTTCTAAGCTTTTCAAGTAGCTTCATACCCATTTTTGCACCTATTATCAAAAATAACGATATTAAAAATGGAACATAAAGATTAAAAACGTCCCAAAAAGCTTTAAAAACACCGAGAGTTGATAACACAGACAAAGCAACAGAAGTAACCTCATTCTTAGAAGTGCTAGGATTAGTAAGATTTTTGATAAAACCATAGATATCGCCTAATTGATCGAACAAAAATACAGCCATAGCAAGCAATGCACCAAAATATATGAGCATCAAAATAAACATTGCAGCTTCTATTAAAACAAGCTTGCTAAAAACAACCTTTTTAAGAACGAAACCTGCAAGCTCGCCTAAAGAAAATTTTCTAAAAACCCAAGCTAAAGCAGACACTATAAAAGCTGGCATAACCTATCCTTAAATCAAGACTACAAATAACTTTAATAAAAGCAAAAAAATACCGACGATGAAAAAAACGTAAAAAACATAATATGAAACTTCAGAAGCAGGAGCGACGGCATCACAATAATCAACTACCAGCTCCCTAGCTTTACCATCAGGAAGCTGAATTTCTTTTTTAATAGGGCAAGAACGCTTAATATCAGACTTAACTTTTGCAAATCCCTTACCCTTGACATTACTGATAAACTGATCTATACCATCTCTAACGCCGTCAAATTTTGATATACCGTTTTCCAAGTGATTTTTAATACTATCATATAAACCATCGCGAGCTTTATCTAAACCGCCATCATCAAAATCTTTAGGGTCAAATTTACCCTGATTGTCATCCTTACCCGGCTTAGTGCCATTGTTATTATCGGGATTACCCGGTTTTGTGCCATTATTATTACCCGGGTTGCTACCACCGCCCGGATGTCCTCCACCACCTTGATTAGGTTTATCGGGATCGGGCTTATCAGGTTTATCAGGATTCGGGTTATCTGGCTTAGGAGTATCGCCGCCCGGTTTTGTGCCATTATTATTACCCGGATCGTCCGGTTTAGGATTTGGGGCAGGGACAGCATTAGGGGCATAAGTATCATCGGTGAAGCATACACCATTAGCATTAGGATCAGTGTCCTTTATATCATAACTAACACCGAATTCAGTGCCATCACCATTAGGTCTAGCTTCCGGATCGTCTTTAGTAGTTTTACAGCGATAAGAACAAATTGTAGAACCATCGCCACCAATAAACATAGTAGTTAAATTACCCGTATAACCGATTTTTCCCGCACGCTTACACATACAATCTAAACGATCATTTTGATTAGTAATATCCTCGCATTTATTTACGCATAAACCAGTAGTGGAATCAAAATATTCGCCTTTTGAAGTATCACAACTAACACAATTTACAGAAGAAGTGCCAGGAATAGTAGCATGATCGTAAGTTTCATACTTAAGAAAATTACAAGTTTCAGATGAACCAGCAGAACAAGGCTTTTTATCGTAGCCCATGAACCTAAAAAGAGAACCCGGATCTATTAATCCAGCATTATAAGCTATAAAACCTACAGTGTGCGGGTCTTTATAGCTGTAAAAAGATTTTTCCTTAAACGAAGTTTCATTAAATCTAGTAACATAATTAGGGTTATTTTCAACTTGAGTATATTGACAATAATGAACAACATCTCGAATTATGCCATTATAAAGCCACATATCACCAGCGTCAGTAATCCTTAAACGATAGTCGTAAGGAACAGTCGAATATATTTCGAGAGAAAAAAGGGAAGTTACGAAGAGAAAGATTAGAGGGATAAATTTTAATTTATTAAGCATTTTTACTCTTCCTTATAAAATCTTCCTGGAAAAAAGTATAAGCCCAGCACATATAGGTAAGCATATAAGCAAAAACCACACTATGATTGAGAAAAAATAATCAAACGACAAAACGCCCGTTACGGTAAAAACGCCTATTTGCATAACCCTTCCTTTCTACGCTTCGCGACACACGCCTTGGAGGCGTGGGATTAACGCATTGCGCCACTGCTTTTTATTTAGCGAACTAAATAAAAAGGGCGCGCGTTAATCTTTAAATTTGAGAAAACTTTAAACGTAAATTAAAGCTTACTCAAAACTAAAAAAACAAATAAGCAAAGCAAAAAAGCACACAGAATGCCGCTCAAGCCCATTAAAAAATTGTATTGCTCCAAAGATATATCAAGCTTATACATAACTCAATCCATATTTTTGAAAATATCCAAAGCGACAGTTACCTGTTTAATAGCAGCGAAAAAGACAATAACGACAGCCACAAAGCTATTAACAAAGATTGTAAGCTTAGTTAAATCGATAAAGTCATACATAACAAAACCTTGAAATTTATCCCTCCACCAAAAGGCAGAGGGAAAAAGATTAGCGCAAAAGGGCAAGACCTTTTTTTACGCCGAACATAACGCCCAAGAGAACTAAAACCGCACCAGCAACGCCGAAAAACGTAGTTTTATCCAAATCACCGGAAACAGCACCAGTAGCAGGATCGAGAGCAATACCAGCAGCAGAAGCGTTCATCGCACTAAAACCGACACAACTAGCTAAATAAAGCTTAGACTTTGCAGAACAAAGTTTTTCTTTTAGAAAAGACAACTTTTTCATAGCAACACCTTTCTTAAAAATTTAAGCCCGCGCAGACTTTATCAAGCCGACCACGCGGATCGGCTTTGTAAAGCTTGTTATTTTTTAGGAGAAACGTTATTTAAAAAATTTATCCAATAGGCGTCGTCTTCATCAGTAGTAAGCGTATATGCGCCATTATTGAAAGACGGAAGCCCGGCGTTAAATTTCAAAACACCTTTATTCTTGAAAAATTGATTAAATTTCGTGGTAAGAACCCCAGCAGTTAGATCGTCTTTGCATAAAATACGAACTATTAGCTCTTGTTCTTTTAGATCAACGCAATTTGTTACCGAATTCTCTTCCTCGTATCGATTGCGAGCAGTAATCTTTACGGAGCTTGAATAAGCTCGCCCGTTCATCTCGCCTTTGGCACCGCTTTTTGCAATAGCGCTTGAAATTTCGTAAGAAACTTTGAAATCTTGTAGAATGTAGTCCATAACTCTTCCTTTACTTAGATTTTGTTAAAAATAACTCAATTAAACCTTAAGGAGCGGAAGGAAGAGTTATTTTCACTAGACGCCCCAAGCAGTTTAGCCACTTACTCGGGTGGAACTCCCGCCTAACTTCGACCCTAGACATCTTTACTCTGTCGCGGCATAGTACGAGAAATTAAGCCACATATAAAATTAAAGAATTTTATGTATAATTCAAAAAAGTTATATGTAACATTTACATTTTTATAGCAGGTAAATATTACATTTTTATAACTTAAAGTTTCATTAAAAAGGTAAAATTTACATATATGACAAATGCAGAAATTGCCAAAAAACTAAAAATAGCAGAAAAGACTATATACAATTGGCGCAAAAATAGAAAAGAATTATTTGAAATTCTCGAATTAGGCATAAAAATTCAAGAAAGTCAAAAAAATATAGAATATGTAAATAATACATATAAAGAACTTATAAACTTATACAAAAAACTAAACGAAAAAGAACAAGAATATTATATTACCGACATAAAAGCAAGAATTCTCAAAAAGGAAATCGATAAGTAATGATATTTTTAGTTTTAGCAGCAATATGCGCTTTTATTATTCTAATATTATTTTCAACATTGAACACAGAAAAAAACACAAAAATAGGGAATTATACAATTACAAATTATAAAAGAACAAAAAAGCAAGAACAATGCAATAAATACATACAAGAAAATAAAAATTTAGTAAAGCAAAATAAGCAAACCGATCTTTATGAAATTTATAAACAAATAAAAATTGAAAATATAACAAAACAAAAAATGATATCAAAACGTAAAAAAGGCACAGAATATGAACTTTATATAGCAAAATATTTTAGAAATGAGGGTTATAAAATTTATATGAACGGATTAAACAATGGTAAAAAAGATGATGGAATCGACGTAATATGCCACAAAGACAAAGAAACGATACTAATACAATGCAAAAACTGGAAATACCCGATAGAGCAAAAAGACATAAGAGCCTTTATAGGAGACTGCCACGTATATGTAAATAAAAACGCTGCATTCTTAAGAAATAGAAAAATAAGGAAAATTTTTATAACCTCCAATGAGGAAACTAAAAAAGCCGTTGAGTTATACGTTAAAGAAAATCAGGCAGAAGTAGAGTATATAACGATACCTATGTTTGATTAAATATTGGCACTAAATTTAAGCCGAAACGCTTAAATTCATATCAAAGGCACGAAGTATTTTAGAGATCGTCTCAAATCTAGGCTTAGAGTTTGGTTTGAAAATTTTATAAAAACTCTCTCTATTAAGATTGGCCTTTTTGGCTATTTTTTCAACGCCATAGCTTTTTGAAATATACAAAAGAGCTCTTTTAAGCTCCTCTAAATCACCGTCAGCTAAAAC